AAACACGACTGAACAATAAATAATTCATACTAATAAGCACAATTAATGAAACTTTTTACGGAAGAAGCCCAAGATGTTAAGATGCTTACCGAAAGTGTAAACGGTAAGAAGAAACTTTACATTGAAGGGGTATTTTGTCAGGCAGAAAATAAAAATAGAAATGGACGGGTTTATCCTTTTCAAGTTCTCAATAATGCCGTAAATTTTTATATTGAGAACTTTGTTAATAAAAGACGCGCAGTTGGAGAACTTGGACACAGTGCAACCCCAACTATTAACTATGATAGAGTATCCCACATCATTGAATCTATCACGAGAAAGGGAAACGATTTTTATGGTAGAGCATCCATCACCAATACCCCAATGGGAAATATCGTAAAAAACCTCCACGAGGAAGGTGTCGTTTTTGGTGTTTCTTCGAGAGCCGTTGGTTCTTTAAGAGCAACTAATGAAGGTGTGAATATTGTTGGCGATGACCTAATGTTCTCAACTGTTGCCGATATTGTTCACGACCCTTCCTGTACTTCTGCATTTGTGGAAGGTATTATGGAAGGTAGAGAATGGTATTACGATGTGACCAAGAATGAGTGGCTTATTGAAGACACTAAGAAAAAGATTAACAAACTAGTGGAATCCCGTCAACTTGAAGAGAAGAAACTAGAACTATTTAATAGTTTCCTAAATAGTATTTGAGTGAGTGCTGAAAAGCAATACATTACTAAATAAGTATAGAATAAACAAATTACAAGGTTTCAAAAGGAGAGATTAAAATGCCTCGTGGTAAGAATCTACAAGAAATGGACGCAAAGAATCCTCAGTCAAGAACTGCAGTAAACAGTGGTGCAAAGCCTGCTGAACCGATGCCCAAACTAACCACTGGTATTCCAGATGGACAAACTGCAGGTTGGGAAGATTTAGGTGGTCCTACCCCAGAAAATTACAAAAATGATGACGATTCAGCAAAGTTTAAGGACCCTGCTGGTCGTATTTCTAAAGTCAGCGACGTAGTTACTCGTGGCGCAAAGGCCGCTGAACCTACTCCTCATCTTGCTAGTGGTGCAGTAAAAGAATCACTAGATGATGAAGATGAAGAACTTCTAGAAGACGAAGAACTAGAAGAAGGTGAAGAGTATGATGAAGACGAAGAACTGGAAGACGGCGAAGATGAAGAAGAGGACGAAGAAGAGGAAGTCTACGAAGAAGAGTTTGACATTGAAGAAGATGTCAATGCTCTAATGGAAGGTGAGAATCTTTCTGAAGATTTCCAAGAAAAAGCCCGCACCATCTTTGAAGCCGCTCTTAAGACTCGCGCTGCTCAACTTAAAGAGGCCCTAGAAGCCCAATATGAGGAAGCACTACTTGAAGAAGTAGAAGTTATTAAGGAAGAACTAGAAGAGCGTGTAGATGCTTATCTAGAGTATGTAGCCGAAGAGTGGCTAGAAGAAAACCGTCTCCAAGTTGAGACTGGTATTAAAGTTAAGGTTACCGAGTCCTTCCTAGAAGGTCTTAAGGGACTTTGTGAACAACATTATGTGCAAATGCCTGAAGAAAAGTATGACGTGCTGGAAGGCATGGTAGAAAAACTAGATGAAATGGAAGAAAAACTCAACGAGCAAATTGAGAAGAATATCCGCCTAAACCAAAGACTCTCCGAGTCGGTTGCGGATAGAATCCTTGATGAAGTATCTGAAGGTCTAGCGGCCACTCAGAAAGAGAAGCTCGCCACACTTGCTGAAAGTGTTGAGTTTGAAGGTGAGCAAACTTATAGAGGTAAGTTGGAAACTCTAAGGGAATCTTATTTCCCCACTCGTAGAGTAGTCCAACAAGTGGTAACTGAAACCCTATCTGAAGGTTATGACTATTCACCTGAGTCCGTCTCAGATTCAATGTCACAATATCTCAGAGCGGCCGATATGTTCCGCAAGAACTGATTTTAACATTAATCAAATTCAAAACTACAAAAGGTAAAAGCAAATGTTTCTAAACGAACAATTGCAGAACAAGTGGTCACCCCTTCTCAACTATGATGGCCTTGATCCAATCAAGGATTCTCACCGCAGAAATGTAACCGCTCAACTGCTAGAAAACCAAGAACGCTACCTCCGCGAAGAGCAAGACTTTTCCCGTGGTATGCTATTTGAAGCCCCAACTATTGGCAATGGCCCCGGTCTTAGTGGCGGTTTCAGCGGCAGCGCAACTCCAGGCGGCCCAGTTGCCGGTTTTGACCCCGTACTAATCTCACTGATTCGTCGGTCAATGCCTAATCTGGTTGCCTACGACCTCGCTGGCGTACAGCCTATGAATGGTCCTACTGGACTAATCTTTGCAATGCGCTCACGCTACACCAACCAGACCGGTGCTGAAACCTTCTTTGATGAAGTAGACACCACCTTCTCTGGCCAAGATAGCAGCTTCAATGTTACTGCCGGTTTCACCGATGGTAACGTTGGTATGGGTACTACCAACAATCGTAACAGTGGTTCTAACCCTGGTCTACTTAACCCTGTTGGTACTGCTTCTTCACTCGCATATCAGACCGGTCAAGGTATGAGAACTGGTGATGCAGAAGCCCTAGGCTATGCCGCTGGTGACCAGTTCAACGAGATGAGTTTCTCTATTGAGAAAGTTCTAGTAGAAGCCAAGAGCCGCGCTCTAAAGGCTGAATACACTCTTGAACTTGCTCAAGACCTTAAGGCTATTCACGGTCTAAGTGCCGAAGCCGAACTGGCTAATATTCTCTCTACTGAGATTCTATCTGAAATCAACCGCGAAGTAATCCGCACCATCTATAAGGTGGCTGAACAGGGTGCTGCAACTAACGTTGCTACGCAAGGTATTTTTGACCTTGATGTTGACTCAAATGGCCGCTGGTCCGTTGAGAAGTTCAAAGGTCTTCTTTTCCAGATTGAGCGCGATGCTAACGCTATCGCTCAGCGTACTCGTCGCGGGAAGGGTAATGTTATCATGTGCTCAGCCGACGTAGCCTCTGCGCTAACTATGGCTGGTGTACTTGATTACACCCCTGCTCTAAACGCTAACCTTAACGTTGATGATACTGGCAATACCTTTGCTGGTGTTCTAATGGGTAAGTTCCGCGTTTATATTGACCCATATTCTGCTAACGTTTCTAACAACCAGTATTATGTGGTTGGATATAAGGGTACTTCTCCTTACGACTGTGGCGTTTTTTACTGCCCTTACATTCCTCTCCAAATGGTTCGCGCCGTTGGTCAGGATACTTTCACTCCCCGTATCGGATTTAAGACTCGCTACGGTCTAGTTGCGAACCCCTTCGCTGAAGGTACTAACCAGGGCCTAGGTCGTCTACAGATTAACGCCAACCGTTATTACAGAAGGACCCTCGTGCAAAATTTGATGTGAGCAAACGCTGACATTTATCTCAAGAGGGCCATATTGGCCCTCTTTTTTATTGGCCGCAGACCTATATAGTATGCCACATTAAGTTCTTAACCATGAAGCCAGACGAAGACGAAGCCAAATATTATGTTTACCACATTATAAATCCAATCACAAATAGAATATTTTACATTGGAAAGGGTTGTGGTTCCAGATGTAAACAACATCTTACGGACAAAAAAGAATATGCTTTTAATAAAAGGCTAAATGGTTATATTAGAAATTTAATTGACGATCATAATATACCAATTATCACAAAAGTTGCAGAAAATTTAAACGAAGAAGAAGCATATCTTTTAGAAGAAAGTCAAATAAAAGAATACGGAAGAGTTGGCTTTGATGAGGATGGAATTTTATTGAATATTTTAGAATCGGGACGACCACCATTATTAAAAGGTGAAGACCATCCTTGGTGGGGGAGAAAACATTCAGAAGAATCTAAAAAGAAAATGAGTGAAACCAAAAAGAAAATGTATGCCTCGGGAATGTTCGTAAACTCCCAAAAAGGAAAACCATTATCAGATGAAACAAAAGCAAAAATAAGTAAATCTAATACTGGGAAAAAGCGTACAAAAGAGGTAATAGAAAAAACAAGACAGTTAAGTTTAGGGAGACCACAAACAGATTTTCAAAAACAAAGGGCTAGAGAGGCAAATCAGAAAAAATGGTTAGTTATAAATCCAGAAGGAAAAGAAGAAATTGTAATTAATTTGACAAAATACTGCAGAGAAAATGACCTAGACCAAGGCAATATGACAAATGTTGCACACGGTAAATTGCGGCAATATAAGGGCTATAAGGTCTTCAAGGTAGAAGATTAATTCATCCCAAAACTCAAACTACCACAATCAAATATTTTATTAAACCCCATCTCCCTTGCTTTTTCATACTCAGTACAATCATAAGCCCCGATAAGTTTCTTCTGAAACTTCATCCTATTATGACGAATCAAATAGTTCTTATCAACGTAATAATACCCAGGTTTATTAACACGTATCAACTCAAATCCATTCTTAAAGTACACCCCACCATCAGAATAACGTCTATCAGCATAAGAAACAATAGAACCCCCAAAATTACTTCTAAAATAAGACAGTAATTTACTAAACCCACCAACAACATTAATGCCACTAGTATTACAAAATCTCACCAATTCCCACTGATAATTTTTATTAAATCTTGACTTATTAAAAGTCATTAAGCATACAAAAATACCTTCATATTCCAGGCCAAGTTTAATACTAGATTTATCTTCACCTTGGATATGATTATCATTTAAGAATCTATTCTTACTATCAATATCAACTTCAACAATAGTACATTTACGGGCATAAACCCGTTCATTGATACCCAACTTACTTTTTAAAATAGACTTAACAATTGCCTGCCGGTAGTTCCACTCATCGCTAAAAACGTGAATCAACTGAATACCTAGTTTTTCACAATCAACAGTTTTAGATAAATGGTAGTTTGGTCCTTTTGCTAAACTTTCACGTTCTTCCCAAGGTTTATAAGAATGACTATACAAGCCATTATATTCAATTGCAAGATTATTTTTAGGCAGATAAATATCAAGTTCTCTTCCATTAAGAACAGAACGATTAGAAGTTATTATCTCATCTTGATAGATTTCCCCAATAAAATTAATAAGTTCCTGTTCCTCTCCACTGACTTTCTTAACAGTTCTTTCGTAAGAGTTTGAGGGCCTCAATTTAACCCCATAACTTTTTAAAGTTCTGGCAATAGCGCCCCTTGTTACATTTAAAAGAACCATACCAATCAGTAAATTTATCCACCATTCAGTCCGTCCAAAAACATCTTGAACTCCTGAAAAAAGAATAACAGTCAAAGGTAATTGTAGTAAAAGTCTTAAAAGAAAATTCATTGTTCTAGGTTATCCGCGAGAGTAATGAGTAGGTTTTGAATTTGTTTTTGGTGACGGCTCAAATCCACCCATAAGCCAAGCCACCCAGTCAAACTCACTCCAAAGAAATTCAGAAATACCAGGAAGTTCGTAAACGGTGGATTCATAAAAATTATTGTGACCCCATTGTTCAATATGGAAAGTCACTTGATTGCTCCAGTAAAACCTGCCAATATTGCCACCATTGGAGTCAATTTTGATGAAGTCTTCTGGTATAAATGGAGTTTCCCAGGTTTCAATCATCGGAGTCACACAGTTCAATAATGATATTAAGAATATGAGCCCTACATTCATTTACACCTAAAGAGTGACATAGTTGTTCTAGTTTTTCGGATTTACCGAATGGTGTTGAGGGTTTTAATGTTTCTAACTGGTCTGCAATCGTTTGAAGAACTCCTATAATAGCAGTAGAACGCTTAGATGCCAAGGTTCGCTGCTTGTAGGCAATCATTACTTCCTGCGCTGGTGAAAGTTTAGTCATTGGTAAGTCCCTCTAATTCTGCGGCGATGGCGAGGAGTTCGCGGCGTGTATGAGTACGTTGGGACCACTGCAACCACTCCGCCTTGTCGTCGTGGTTGTCTCTGTCAAAGTCTTCATTTTCTGGCTCCTCCGGCACAACCTGATCCGCAGCGGCGCGGAGGGCGGCGGCAACCCAGGAAGCGTGACACCCGTAACGAGGTTGAAGGTTGGCAGCATCCAGCACCGCCTGTGCGATGAGGCTTAGGGGAGTGCGGTCAGTCATTGGTAAGTCCCTCTAATTCTGCGGCTATTGTATTAAGTTGGTCTACGTGCCAGTGTTTAGTTGACCCAGCTTGTTCCACTAGAGAGCGAAGAACAGCGGCTGCAATCCATTGTGCATCATTAAGGCAATCATCTGGACCCCACGAGCTAACCCCGTTGGCGGCGTTCAATATTTTCTGTGCGAGAGAAAGTTCATCAATCATTAGGAAGCGCCTCCAGTGCTTTACGAAGAATTGCTATACCTTTCTCGCTAAGAAAGGGTTGGTTTTCGGGGTCGGTTTGTAGCAATGCCAGAGCCTGTGCCTTTAGCGAAGGTGGTTTGGGTCGGCGGGCGGCGCGGAGATAACTTCCGTTCAGGTGCAAAGATTCTGAATCAAGCCACTCACAACACGCTTCCAATTCTTGGTCGGCCCCCCATTGGGCGGCTCGGTCAATCATGTAGTCTTCGCGCTCAACACTTCGGACTTTGAATGGCGACTCTGATTGCCACTGGCCCCGTAAATTATGTGGCGGAGTAATTGAATGTTGTTCAGTTTTTTCCATAAGGTATGTGTGATTTGACATTATACTACACGACATCTCAACGTTTGTCAAGGTCGTTGTGCCAGTTGTTGAGGTGTCCTACACAAATTCTCACCACCTTGAGCCTTTATAATTACATTCCCTACAAATAGTAAGATATTGTGCTGGACAAGATGTTAATATAGTGCCAGAATCAAACAACTCACTTCCACAGTTGGGACAGGCAATACCGTTTCCACCCGTTTCATTAATTTGTGTTGCGATTTTATTGTGCTCTTCAAGAGTTTTAAGTTTTTTAGTCATTGGTCTATCCTCCTGTGCATAATAATTATGAATTTTTATTAGTCTATTTCCGTCTTTAAAGTATCCCTTTGGAATCTTTTCATCTTCGTTATTAAAAACGATATATGGCCAAAACATTATTGTACACCTCTTTTAATAAAGTTCTTTAAGTTGTTCAGCGGTTTCAAGAATTTTTAATCTACCAAATTTCTTTGACATTAAAAAATTGATTTTATCGCGCACATTGAGACTACATTTATCGCCATAAGGCGCCCATCCAACTCCGCAATGTGCTTCTACAAAGGCGACCTTTCTTTCACCATTCAAGTTAAAAGGAAGGTTTAATAAGTAATGAATTGAATCGTGTTCGGACCAAGCCTTTAGATAATCACTATACAATACAGAAAAAATTCCCTGGCCAGAATATAATTCTACATTACGATTGAAAGCATCTTCTGATAAGACTTTTTCTGGTGTTAGATAATGATAAAAGTGTTGAAGGTCCATCATTCAAAATCATCGTGTAGTAGTTGTTGTGCCCTATTAAGAGCAAAAACTAAAGAACTTATCACTATAACTGGAAAAATCCATGCTGCATAATTAATACACAGGTATAGAAAACCAAAGAATGTAAACAATGTAACAACTGAAACTAGAGTGTAAGTCAATTCCCTCTTTACCACTCGTTCTGTAATGTTACGGTAAAAAATTTTCATCATAAGAACCTCCAACGTGTAATGTATGACATTGTGCAACTGCCGTCAGGTAACAGTGCCATTGGCCCGACAGAGGTTGAAAAATTCACATAAGAAAACAGGTTGTCTTCAGGAAGATTATTCATTTTATATGCAATAGTCTGTTTAACTTCTCCCCAACAGTCTTGATACAAAATGACTCTCCCACCAGTTAAGCGGGCCATCACACGCAGAAAAAGGTTCTTTTGAGTTGGCTTATAAAATAAAGCATCATAAAGAATTTGTTGATGGTCTAGTAACGAAGGGGTGGTCATAGGTAAGATGAGGAGTTTAACACCTGTAACCATACCACACTTTCTTGATTTTGTCAAGCCCCTGGTGGTAATGTCAGCATTTACGAATAGTACATATATACCTCTTGACAAGACCTTTAAAGTCTGCTACGCTCCGCTTTGTCAAAAGTGATAAACAACTGGTATCTAATATTATTAAATAATATATAAGACGAACTAAAACGAATGGACTACCTCTCTAAGAAGTATTCACCAGAAAAACTTAAACAAAGAGCATTCATTTTAAGTTCGTTTACAAGACAAAAGATGACACTTACAGTCAGCATCTATGAGTTTACCGATTATATCACCTCAACAAGTTGGTTACCACCATTAGGCAATTTAGAATCAGTTGATGAAGAAATCCTGAAAAAATACCAAACATATATGAGTGAAAATAAATAGACATAGTAATTAAACATTAAAATGTCTGACTCTTGTTCACCAATTGATAATAGGAATTTTTTATCACCTAATCAGTTTAAATTCACCATTAAGAGGGCACCTAAGGCGGCATTTTTTTCTAATAGCGGTAACATTCCGTCATTAACACTTGGAGTTGCTAATCAACCAAACTACTTGAAGACAATCAAACAACCCGGTGATATGATTGAGTTTCAAGACTTTTCATTCAAGTTTATGGTTGATGAGGATATGACAAACTATGCAGAAATTCAGAATTGGATAAGAGGTTTAGGTTTTCCTTATAGTTTACAACAGATTTATAAACTACAGGAAGAACGACCAGAACTGAAAACAAATATTACTAATCAACTGAACATCTTTTCAGATGGAACATTGTTTATTCTTTCAAGTAACAATAAACTAAATCTACAGGTTAGATTTTATGATATGTGGCCTTATGATTTAACTTCTTTGCAATTTGATGCAACCAATAGTGACTCACAATACTTCACAGCCGAAGTAAAAATGAAGTATACATACTATGACATCAGAAATGCAATGGGAGAACTTATATGAAAATTCTTGATATCTATGCGATTCAAGAAATGTGGAAAGAAGATGCAAAAATTGACCCAGATGATTTACATAACGAATCACTGAGAATTCCAGAACTACACGCCAAGTATTACGAAATCTATTCAAATCTACTTTTACTGAAGAAAAAGTGTGAGGAAGATAAAAAGCAAATCAGACATAGAAAGTATGAATACTACACAGGAAAAGCCGAACCAGACGTTTATATTGAAAATCCTTTAGATAAAAAAGTAAGAGATAAAGAGCACCTAGTAAGTTGTCTTAACTCAGATGAAGAGGTTTCCAAAATTAACATCAAAAGTGAGATTTATGATGTAAGTCTTACCTTTCTACAGGACATTATTAAGATGCTCCATAGTAGAACATACCAAATTAAAAATAGTTTAGATTACCAAAAGTTTCTGAGTGGGCAATAATGGCCGACGTAACAATAGTCAAGAAAAATGAAGTTTACATTAAACTAAAGTGTGAGCCTCATATTCTATATGAACTTCACCCGTATTTTACTTTTGAAGTAAGTGGTGCAAAGTTTATGAAGAAGCATCGCAAAGGATGGAATGGTCAAGTTACACTATTAAGTGTTGCAACTGGTGAGGTTTATACTGGTCTTTTGGATAGAGTTATTGCCAAACTAAAGGCGCTCGGTTATACTTACGAGTTTGAGCATAGTAAGTTCTATGGAAGCCCTTTTGAGGTCAATGAGGCAATCACGGTAGAGGGCGTCAAAGGCTTTATGAGTGCCGTCTGTAAGGCCCTAGAACCCTATGATTATCAGGTCAGTGCAGTGTATGAGTGTCTGAGGTATAATAGGAAAACTATCGTCTC